AGGATAGTCAAGCAGCGGGAAGATGGGAGACAGAACAAGGCGGTGAATACTTTGCATCTGGTGTTGGTGGTGCAATCACTGGACGTGGTGCAGATTTAATAATTATTGACGATCCACACTCGGAGCAAGACGCCATGAACATAACAGCTTTGGAGCGAGCATACGAATGGTATACGTCAGGACCACGTCAAAGGCTTCAGCCAGGTGGATCTATTGTTTGTGTAATGACAAGATGGAATACAAAAGATCTAACAGGTATGTTACTAAAACATCAAAAGGAAGCAAAGTCAGATCAGTGGGAGCTAGTAGAGTTTCCAGCGATCATGCCAAGTAATGAACCTGTGTGGCCTGAGTACTGGAAGATAGAAGAATTAGAATCTGTAAAAGCATCTTTATCGATTGGTAAATGGAATGCACAGTGGATGCAGAATCCAACATCTGAGGAAGGAGCTATCATAAAACGTGAGTGGTGGAATGTTTGGGAGAAAGAGGATATGCCAGCACTAGAGCATGTGATACAATCTTATGATACTGCGTTCATGAAAAAAGAAACAGCTGACTATAGTGCAATCACGACATGGGGTGTCTTTCGTGAGAACGAGGATAGTCCACAGCAGTTAATACTGGTCGATGCATTAAAAGGCAGATACGAGTTTCCCGAACTTCGTCGAATAGCAAAAGAGCAGTATGATTACTGGAAACCTGAAACAGTGTTGATTGAAGCAAAAGCTAGTGGATTGCCACTAACATACGAGTTGAGAAATATGGGAATACCTGTAGTTAACTACACCCCATCAAAAGGAAACGATAAGCATGCCAGAGTAAATGCTGTTGCACCTTTATTTGAATCTGGTATGATATGGGCTCCTGAAGAAAAGTTTGCAGAAGAGGTAGTTGAAGAGTGTGCAGCTTTTCCATACGGTGATCATGATGACTTGGTCGATAGTATGACACAAGCTGTGATGCGTTTTAGACAGGGAGGGTTGGTACCGCATCCTGAAGATTATGAAGAAGAGCAAACTGTAAAAACTAAAAGGACTTACTATTAATGTCAGAGCTAACAGATAAATATTCAAAAAATTTTAGCGCAAGAAAAAAGAAAGAATTTGAAAAACGTGTTCGTGAACTTGCAGGTCAAATGTCAGAGGAGTCTGCAATAGATTTAGTTTTGAAAGAATTGTTTGACGAAAAGTTTAAAAAAGGAGGTTTCGTAGACAAGCCGCTAGGAGCGGGAGGCAAGAAATCAGGACCACCACCAAAAAGAGGGCCTAATCCACAAGGCTTGAATATTAGGAATAATACTGTTAAGACGGTAAAACTGGAGAAATAAATGTCAGAAATAGATAAAGCTTTACCTAATGAGGTGCGAAAAGAAATTAATATTCCTAGCGCGGATGAGATACAAGTAGAATTAGAAAAAGAACAATCAAAAGAAACAAAAGGACCTGTTGAGGTTCAACAAAACGAAGATGGAAGTGTAGATATAAATTTTGATCCGTCTTCTGTAAATGTTGAAGGAACACCAAATCACTTTTCTAATTTAGCAGAATTATTACCAGACGATGTTTTAGATCCTTTAGGAAGTCAAATGTATGAAAATTATACAGACTACAAAGCATCAAGAAAAGATTGGGAAAAAACTTACACATCAGGATTAGAGCTGTTAGGTTTTAATTACGATGATAGAACAGAACCGTTTCGAGGAGCGAGCGGCGCGACACACCCGGTGTTAGCAGAAGCTGTTACACAGTTTCAAGCTTTAGCATATAAAGAACTACTACCAGCAGGTGGTCCAGTTAGAACTCAGATTATAGGTGTAGCAACACCAGATAAAGAAGCTCAATCACAAAGAGTAAAAGAATTTATGAATTATCAGATTATGTCTGAGATGAAAGAGTATGAACCAGAGTTTGATCAAATGTTGTTTTACTTACCACTAGCAGGTTCTGCATTTAAAAAAGTTTACTACGATGAGATCATGAAAAGAGCTGTTTCAAAATATGTGCCAGCGGATGATATCGTTGTACCATATACTGCAACATCTTTAGACGACTGCGAATCTGTAATACACAGAGTTCGTATAACAGAAAACGAATTAAGAAAACAACAGGTTGGTGGTTTCTATAGAGACATAGAAATTAACCCAGCTTACATGGATGAGTCAGCTTCTGAAAAAGCTGAAAGAGAACTTGATGGGATGTCTAGAGGAAGAGATGAAAGAATGTACACTTTGTTGGAGTGTCATGTAACATTAGACTTAGAAGGTTTTGAGGATATAGGAATAGATGGAGAGCCAACAGGAATTAAACTTCCATATATCGTAACTGTTGAAGAGGGAACAAGAAAAGTATTATCAATTAGAAGAAACTATGAAGCAACTGATGTTAACAAAACTAAAATTAATTATTTTGTACATTTTAAATTTTTACCAGGACTAGGTTTTTATGGTTTTGGATTAACCCACATGATCGGAGGATTATCAAGAACAGCAACCGCTGCACTAAGACAATTGTTAGATGCAGGAACTTTATCAAACTTGCCAGCAGGATTTAAAATGCGTGGAATTAAAATGAGAGATGAAGCGCAATCGATACAACCAGGAGAATTTAGAGATGTTGATGCACCAGGTGGAAACCTAAAAGATGCATTTATGACTTTACCATTTAAGGAACCATCTCAAACTTTATTACAACTTATGGGTGTCGTGGTATCAGCAGGGCAAAGATTTGCATCTATTGCCGACCTGCAGGTAGGAGATGGGAACCAACAAGCAGCAGTGGGCACGACAGTGGCTATGTTGGAACGAGGATCGCGAGTTATGTCTGCGATCCATAAAAGAATGTATGCCGCGATGAAAAAAGAATTTACTATTTTAGCTAGAGTATTTAAAACTTATCTACCTCCAGTTTACCCCTATGATGTTATTGGTGGACAAAATCAAATTAAACAATTAGATTTTGACGACCGTGTAGACATCTTACCAGTTGCAGATCCAAATATCTTTAGCCAAACGCAAAGGATATCTTTAGCTCAAACGGAAATGCAGTTGGCTGCCTCAAACCCTCAAATACATAATCAATACGAAGTATATCGTAATATGTATGAGGCATTGGGGGTAAAAGACATTGATTTAATTTTAAAAAGACCAGAAAGACCTGTACCAAAAGACCCTGCACTAGAGCATATTGATGCTTTAGCAGGTAAACCTTTTCAAGCTTTTCCTGGTCAAGACCATCAGGCACATATTACAGCGCATTTAAACTTTATGGAAACTAATATGGTAAAAAATTCACCTGCGATTGGTGCTGCAATACAAAAAAATATACTAGAACACATAAGTTTAATGGCTCAAGAACAGATTGAAATAGAATTTAAACAAGAAATACCTCAATTAGTTCAGATGCAACAGTTAGCTATGCAAAATCCACAGCTTCAACAACAAGTAAGAATGTTGCAAGAGAGAATTGAAGCTAGAAAAGCTGTTTTAATATCAGAAATGATGGATGATTTTGCAAAAGAAGAGAAAAAAATAACTTCACAGTTTGATAATGACCCAGTTGCAGCACTAAGAGCAAGAGAATTAGACTTAAAAGCTAAAGATGATGCCAGAAAAGAAAAAGAAGGTGAAGAAAGATTAAATTTAGAGCGTATGAGAGCTATGATGAATGATCAAAACCAAGATGAAAAGAGAGAACAGAACGAAGAGTTGGCTAAACTACGTGCAGATACATCAATTCAAAAAACTATCTTAAGTAAAACCATACCTTCAAGCGATAGAATACCAGATCAAGTATCAATTATTAGAAAAGGAGAATAATTATGTGGTTTAGTGCACTTAAACTTGGATTAAACGCAGCAACGCACATCTACAAGAAAAAACAAGAAACAAAAATGAAAATGGCTGATGCACAGCTGATGCATGCAGATAAGATGGCCCGTGGGGAGAGCGAATACCAGGGCAAATTGCTAGAAGCCCGACAATCGGACTGGAAAGACGAGGCAGTTTTGGTAATTCTCACATTGCCCATAGCGGTGATCGCCTGGGGAGTTTTCAGCGACGATCCGGGTGCAGCAGAAAAGATAAAAATGTTCTTTGAACAGTTCCAGCAGCTCCCGTCGTGGTTTACAAATTTGTGGATCCTTGTCGTCGCGAGTATTTATGGTATAAAGGGAACACAAATCTTTAAAAACGGAGGAAAAAAATGAGAAAAGATTATGGAACAAGAAATAAAATGATGGGTGGTGGCATGATGAAAAAAAGAACTATGATGAAAAATGGTGGTTTAAAAATGGTAACAAAGAATGGTAAAA